TTTTTTTTAATCAAAATGTTCATTCACAATGCACATTCAAGAAAGGAGAAAAAAGAAATGAACGAATTATTAAGAGTTAATTATGACAGTGACAGAATCACACTGTCAGCAAGAGAACTTCATAAGTTTTTAGAAGTTACTGAAAGATTTGGGAATTGGTTTGAACGTATGAACCAATATGGATTTCAAGAAAACGTTGATTATTTAGGGCGTAAAGTTTTTAACACCCAAGCTCATCAAGAACTTCAAGATTATCAAATCACTCTAGATATGGCAAAAGAAATTGCAATGATCCAAAGAAGTGAGAAGGGTAAACAGATCAGACAGTACTTCCTAGAACTTGAAAGAAAGTGGAATAGTCCAGAAACTGTCATGAACAGGGCTCTTGAATATTCAAGAAAGCAAGTTCAAGCGCTTCTTCAGACAAATGAGAAACTAGAACTTGAAAACAAGATGAAGGATCAGCAGCTAAATGAATTAAAGCCAAAGGCTGATTATTATGATCAGATCCTTCAGAGCAAGTCATTAGTATTGATTTCTCAGATTGCTAAAGATTACGGACTTGGAGCCCCAACGATGAATAAGAAACTTCATGAGTTGGGTGTTCAGTATAAGCAAGGTGGCCAGTGGCTTCTATATAGCAAATATCAGAACAAAGGCTACACACATTCTAGAACTATCAATATCACAAGAAGTGACGGCCGTTCTGATGTGAGAATGCAAACAGAATGGACACAGAAAGGAAGACTGTTCTTGTATGAACTTCTTAGAAAGAACGGTATTCTTCCAATCATTGAGCAGAATTAGGAGAGTGATCATCATGGATGAATGGAGTATCAGCGTTGAGGAAGTCATGCAGATTACCCACAAAAGTAGAGACTTCATCCTAAACGCTATAGAACAGGGCGTAATGCCTGGGTCAGTAGTAAAACATGACTCAGGTAAAAGAAGTACTTACATCCCTAGAAAGGCTTTCATGGATTACATGAACAATTATTATAGAGCTCCTTCAGATAAGTTGATTGCAGCAGTGGTAGAGGAGCTCACTAAAAGAAAGACAATTGAATAAGTAGCATAGTTGCTCGTAGGCACCTAAGGCTAGGAGACAAATAATAATTCGTAGAATGAACTGCAATACATAATTTTTTGATATCTCTCCTAATTGACTAAATTACTGTTACGTATACAGTCTCCTAGCGCTAAGTGCTTATGAGCATAAAAAAAGAACACACGACAGCCATCGTGTGTTCCCACTCAATCTTGGAAAAGATTGAAAAAATCAGACAGTGATAAGTATATCACGGAAAGAGGAAATTATGAATAGTAAAAGAATCTTATTAATTACAATTAATTTGTTTGTTTTAGGAATGGTCATCTCAATGATCACATCAGGCACAAATTGGGATAGTACAGCCGTACATGTCTTAAGTGCTTTCTCATTAGGATTAAACATCATATTTCTAGAATATATCGGGTTAAAAGGAGAATAAACAGCATGATCAAACACGTAGAAACACCATTCCTACATCTTGAGATTAAAGATGGGAACTGTAAAGTAACAGGAACAGGAAACACATGGCAGTACTTATTACTCTTTGCTTACATCGTTAAAGCTGCAAAAGAAGGGGGCTTCACTAATGGGTTTGACGATGAAGGAGAAGAAAAGGAATTCATTAGAATTTTAAACAAGGTATATAAATGCCCAGATGATGCAATTGAGGCATTTGGACCGCTGGGGGATGCAAATGCAGTCTCTGATATCTTAGAAGCGCTGGACAGATTGTTCGGAGGGGATTACGTAGATGGAGAATAAGAAAGATATTCTAGAGAGCCTGTTCGAGACTCTCACTAGAACTAGAAAGTGGAGCGATGAAATCGCTGAAATGCTTTACCACAAGGATAAGAACGGCAATGAAGAGGTCACTGTAAGACTTTATGAAGGTAATGCAGAAGTGTTCATTGATGTTACTGGAGACAGTGGCATGGCTCTCATTAAAGATGTAATCGCAGCTTTAGAGGAAATATGATGACTTCTTTCAAAGGATTGTTCGATTGTCTCTATGATCCGATTCCAAAAGATAAAGAAGGGTGGCTCTCTCAGAGAAGAAAAGGGATTGGCGGTTCAGATGCCGGAATAATCGAAGGTGTCAACCGCTACACCACTCTCCATGAACTTTGGGAAGACAAGACAGGCAGACAGAAAAGACCTCAGGTAACCAATCATGCCATTGAAATGGGTAATCGCTTAGAGCCTGTGATGTTCAACCTGTTCGAAGCGTTGTATGGCGATGACTATGAAGTCATTGACACAAAGGATTATTCGTTATCTCGCAAGGACAAGGATTGGATGCGAGCCAACTTGGACGGCGCTCTTATTCGTAAGGAAGATGGATCAAGCGGAATACTTGAAATAAAGTCAACAACCATTAACAAGTGGCAGTACTTCCAAGAAGAGTGGGGCGATGATTCAATGCCTCAGACATATTACTGCCAGTGCTTGCACTATATGAACGTGACAGGTGCTGAATTCGTTGTCTTATTCGCTATTGCCATGATGCCGTGGTGTGATGAAACCAAGACAATTATTAGAAGAATTGAAAGAAGCGAGGTGCTTTTGGATTTAATGCAGCTAGAGGCTGATGAAGAAGCCTTCTGGAAAAAGCACATCGTGGAAGATATTGAACCAAATTTTCTATAGGAGGAAGAAAAAAGAATGAGATTTAAACAAGAAATTAAAGACCGCTTATATGGCGGTCACATCGGAATCGAAACGGACAAGATTGATTTTGAGATTCTCAAGGTCATGCTTGCAGATGACAACAAGAAGATTGCAGGCGGAAAGCCAGTAACTGAACTGGCATGGCCTTTTGGAGCAATCACAGCACTCACTGCAGTTAATGACAATGGTGAAGTATTCGCTGACAAGCAGATTGACATCAGATACGAACAGGTGAAGTTCAAGGATGCAATCATCGATGAAGAAGATGCACAGCCTATTGATGCAGATGTCAATGAAGTAGCTGAAATGCCTGACCTAAGCATAGTTGATGTGATTCCTTCAAAGGTTGAGGGCAATGCTGAACAGTTCAAGCTAGCAGTCAAGTCATACCTAAAGCGTTATGACGGCATCGTTGTAACTGCAGACAACTATAAAGAGTTATCTGATACTGTTTCAAAATTAAAGAAAGAAATGAACGATGTCAATGAGAAGAAAAAGAAAGTTAAGAAGAAAGCAATGGAAGGCTACACTCTCTTTGAAAATGAAATGAAAGAAGTGTTAAAGATGTTTGAATCTTCTATCAAGGTGCTTTCTGATGACATTAAGCAATTCACAGACAAGGAAGTTGAAGAAAATAAGAAAGTTGTCGAAGCTCTATGCAAGAAGTCTCTTCATGATTACGTAGGAAGAAATGATTTCAATGAATACTTTGCTACTAATTTCTTCAATACGGATCCTCGTTGGAGCACATTGAAGAAATTCATTAATAACCATAAGCCAACAAAGGCACTTGTTGAAGAAATCAGACAGGAATGTGAAAAAATTAAAAAGGAATATGAAATCTATCTGCAGAAAATTGAAGGCTTATGCATCTATTTAGAAGCAAAATGCAAGGAATCGGATATTGATCAGCAGATGTTTGATTTAACTCTATACAAAAAGATGCTAGTACAGGAGTCTCTTGAAAGTCTTACAAAGGACATTGATTGCAGAATCAACGGAATCTTAAGAAACAGAGAACTTCAGAGACAGAAGGAAGAAGTTAAGCAGCAAGAGCCTGTAAATGCTTCTCCAGAAGAAACTGAACCTCTAAAGATGTTGGTTGGTAAAATCGTAGGAACAAATGCAGCACTAAATGAATTAAAAACATCTCTAGACTACCTCAAAGCCAAATATGATGGTTGTTTCGATTATGATTTAAGATTCCCTAGAAAGAAGAAAGAAGGTAAATAACAATGACAGTTAAAAACAGTTTAAGAAAAGACACAAACAAAGCAAAATTCAGTACTTTTATCGCAAGCCCAGCAGTACAGAGAAAAATCAATGATGTTGTTGGTGGTAAGAATGGAACACGCTTCATTGCTTCTATTACTTCTACAGTTGTCAATGATCCAAAACTACAAGAATGTGAGCCTAATAGTATCATTACTGCTGCATTCCTTGGCGAAGCGCTCAACTTATCTCCTTCTCCTCAGTTAGGACAGTACTACTTTGTACCTTATAAGACTAAGAGAGGAACAGTGGCACAGTTCCAATTAGGTTATAAAGGCTACATTCAGCTAGCTATCAGAAGTGGACAGTATAGAAAATTAAATGTTATTTCGATTAAGGAAGGTGAATTAATCCGTTATGACCCTCTAAATGAAGAGATTGAAGTCAGATTAATTGATGATGAACTTGTAAGAGAGAACGCTAAGACAGTCGGCTATTATGCAATGTTTGAATATACTAACGGCTTTAGAAAGACGATGTACTGGTCAAAAGAGAAGATGGAAGCACATGCGCTTAAATACTCTCAGGGATATGCAGCAGATAAAAGAAAAGGCACTAACTGGACATTCTGGTCTAAAGACTTTGACGGAATGGCATACAAGACTATGCTCCGTCAGTTGATCAGCAAGTGGGGTATCATGTCAATTGATATGCAGAACGCTATTGATGCCGATATGGCAGTAATCAATAGTGATGGTACAAAAGAGTATGTTGATGCTCCTGTTACATTTGTAAACGATGAAGAACCACAGGCACAGGAAGAAGCACCTAAGGCAATCGAACATGAAAGTTCAGCACCTAAAGCACCACAGCCACATGAAGAATCTGACAAGGTTCTAGAAGAGGCGATGGTCAATACTGATTTTGGTGATGCTGAATTCGGTGACTTCGATGATGGTTATGATTATGAACAGTTCTAATTAAGGAGGTCTAGAAGATGGAAAGAAGGAGATGGATAAAACTTTATATGATGGACTACGATGAAGTCTATCATGATTCCAAGATGTTCCATCTTTGGATTGACATCTTACTACACACTAATCCTGTTGATTATTATCATCATGGAGACTTGATCAAGAGAGGACAATGTATCCTCTCTCTGAATCAGGTCGCATCAAGGTGTCATATGTCTAAACCGACAGTTTCTAAATACCTTCGTTTATTGGAAGAATGTGGAAAAATTAAGTTAGATATATCTAAAAAGGGCACTAAAGTGACGGTATTAAACTGGGATAAATACCAAAGTAGCGGGTTTTCAAAAAGCGAAAACGAGGAGTCGGAAGATACTACCGGTTTAGCAAGTGGTTTAGCAAGTGGTTTAGCAAGTGGTTTAGCAAGTGGTTTAGAACTAAACCAAGAACTAAACCCTAATAAGACAATAAAAGAACAAAGAAAAGAGAAAAGAGAAAAAGACTGTACTGTAGAGTATTGTCCGTCTTATGAATCTATTTTTTCTATTTTCTTTAAGAAAGACAAGTTGGAGTACATCAGTGAATATTATGAATCTGTAAAAGATAGAACTGATATAAGAAATCTAGAAAAACATATAGATGGATTCTTGAGAAATAAAGAGGCAGAAAAAAATAAGCCTATACCAATAGCAGAGAGAAGAAAGAAAGAAAAAGAAGAATCTTCAGAAAATAAAATACCAGACGCTATTGTATTAACTCCTGAACAGGAAGAAGCACGCAAAAGGCTTCAAGAGTTACTTGATAGTAAGAAGTATGAACATGATGAAGATTTAGATTAAGGAGGGGATTTATAACATGACAAATTTTGAATTTTATGAAGATGAAATTAAATCCAGAGGTTTCAATTTTGCGGTAGATAAATCAAACGGTGAATTATTCTGCTGTAAGGAAGAAGGCTCATGCAGTAAATGTGTATTTTGTCCTGATACAAAGGGATTGATAGATAAAAGAGCTAAATTCGTGTGTTCAAAAATCAATATCGTTAGATGGTTATATCAGAAGCACAAGATAAAAATGAATGCTCTGGAGCACGGCTTACTTGAATATATGCTATCTGAAGGGTATGAATGGGTATCACGTGATGATGATTTCACAATCACGTTCTTCATATTAAAACCAATCGATAAGGATGGTACTTGGCACTCTCCTGAGGGCGGATTTGATGAACCAATAAACTGTGGCCCTCTTTGCGAGGAGTTGTTCGAATTCTTAAGAGAAGGCGAATTATTTGAAATAAATGAATTACTAGGTGCATGTGAGGTGACAGAGTAATGTTAAATGCAGAAAGATTTAAAGAAGAAATAAATAAGCACAATAACGAATTTGGACTTACTGACAGCATTGCTGATTGTAAAACATTAGAATGCAGAAATTGCCGATTCTCACGTTTGAATAATTCTGATGATGAAATTATTTTTTGCAGCACTAGAAAAGTTAAATGGCTTTTATCTGAATATAAAGAGCCTATTAAACTGAGCAGACTTGAGTACGAGATTTTAAAATGGGCAAAAAAAGAAGGTTATAAATACATCACAAGAGATGAAGATTGTGAACTTTGCACTTTCCAGTCCGAACCTGAAAAATTAAATATCGCATGGGATTGTTGTGACGTTTATATTGAATTACCCCTATTCAAAAAATTATTCCAATTCATTCAGTGGGCTGATGAAAAGCCTACATCAATTCAAGAGATGCTTAATAACTGCGAGGTGATAGATGGTGAGAGTGAATGAATTATTAACTAATATCAAAGGAAAAATTCCTATCATTCTAAAGATAGATGATCTTGAAATTGATGCTGTGACTTTTCGAGGCATCAAGTCCTTTGTATGTTTGTCAGAAGAATATACGAAAGGTAAAAAAACATACGGAAATGCAATCGTATCTAATGTCGGCATTGTAGAAGAAGCATCAGAACCTCATATTCTCATTGAGGCAGAAACCACAATGGGCCGATGGACTAAAAAGGAGTGGGTTAAATAATCATGCTAAAGAATTATGAAGAAATTGAACAGTTTTTAAAAGATGATGGTAACTGGGAAACTGAATGCTTAAGTAAAGATTTAAAAGTTCTAACGTTAAAGTTAGGTGATGACTTTTTTGTAAAAAAAATTAAGGTATTACGTTTCGATGATTATTTAAACGAATTGAGATGGCGCGAAGTATGTTCAGAGTCTTATATTTTATGGAAAAGTTATTGGGTTTGGGGAGGCAATTTCAATGACTGGGATTTGCAATCATATATAAGACAACATAATCATGATAGATATATCAAAGACTTTAAATTGAAAGGAGACAAGTAAATATGACTAGATATACATCGGAACAGGTCCAGGAAATTGTAGAAGAAAAGGATGCTGAATATAAGAAGCTAGAAGAAGAGTATTCATATTTGAAAGAAGAACTAGAAGATTTAAAGGCTGAAAATGAAGATTTAGAAGATAGATGCGAAAGTTATGAAAAAGCAAACAAAACTATATTGTGCATCTATCATGAAGACTCAAAAAAGATGGATGATCTTCAGGAGTTTAACAATAAACTCATTAAAAGCTGCAAAAAGGCTAACAGGGATTTCTTTATCCTAGTAGCAGCTTATGTTGCTACACTAGTGCTAATGATTTACTTGTTTATCAGATAGGAGTGATATAGATGTTTTTATTGCAGGTATTAGAAAATGTATTTTCTGTGTTTGCTATCGTTATGCTGATTGTTGGCGTTCTTATTGTGGTATCTGTGATTGCAATTGCAGTTTTCGTTATTGTGTCGGTCGTTGCGAATGGCATAGAAGAAGATAAGGAGAATAATAACTTATGACAAGAAAAGACAAGGAGGAACACTATTAATGCTTAACCGTGTCGCATTAGTCGGAAGACTTACAAGAGACCCTGAACTAAGAAGAACAGGGAGTGGGAAGGCTGTTACTTCTTTCAATCTAGCAGTAGAAAGAAACTTCAAGAGTGATGATCAGGAAGCTGATTTCATCAATTGTGTTTGTTGGGGCAGGATTGCAGAAAACACAGAGCGCTACTGTTCTAAAGGCTCACTTGTTTCTGTTGATGGTCGCATTCAGACAAGAAACTATGAGAACAATCAAGGTCAGAAGGTATATGTCACTGAGGTGATTGCTGACTCTGTACAGTTTATTAATACAAAGAGAGATAGTAATACAGCTACTGCACCACAAGCACAAACAAACAGTTATGTGCATAATGAACCACTTCAGCAGTTTGAGGATGAAGGATTGGTTATGGAAGAGGATGATATTCAATTCTAATGATCAAGAATAAATACAAGGCTAAGAAGGCAATTGTTGACGGCATTGTCTTTGACAGTCGAAAAGAAGCAAAGAGATATACAGAACTCAAGAAACTTGAAGAGATGGGAAGCATTAGAGACCTGTCTCTTCAGGTTCAGTTTGAACTTATACCGTCATTTGAAATTGTAATTGATGGAAAGAAGAGGAAAAGAAGACCAATTACATACGTGGCCGACTTCGTCTATTACAGAGATGATGAAAAGGTCATAGAGGATGTCAAAGGTCTCAGAACTCCTGTCTATAGCATCAAGAAGAAGCTATTTGAATATAAGTTTAAGACAACTATAAAGGAGACTTAAGATAACTACACAGGGCATTGAGTTCTCTATATTTAACTCATAAGAAAATTTAAAATAAGAAAATCTATATGGATTACTCTTAATAGATTTGTTTCTAAAAGCAAGATCCTCTCATGAACTTGATGCCCTAACATATTTTTCTATTCTAAAACCAACAAACAACAGCAGTGTCATGGCTTTGCTTCAATCTCATTCACCTTCTTTTGCAAAGAATAAGAGTATGAAGCGCTAATTTTGCTATCCAACTAAAAAGTTATGGTATTGCTGGGAGAAGAGAAGACGGAAATTGAAAACCAATGGGAAGAGTAAAGGACTGTTTTCTTCTTCTCCAGAAAGGAGGTTAATTTTTGTTTTTTATTTTATTTGTACTGGTGATAGTGATTTATTTATTTTTCATTTTTGAATAAGGAGGTAATCAGATGACGCCGGAAGAGACAAGAAACTATCTTAAAAGCTATAGGAATATGCGCAATCGAGTGGAGTACATCAATAACAAGATGATTAATGTTAAATCAATCAGATATGATGACAGTCCGAGCGGTTCGTATTCAGAACCTAAGACTCAGAACGATTACATCATGATGAAGGATAAGTATATTGCTCAGATGTCTCTTATTCGTGAGGATATTGAGAAACTAGACAACATGAATCATCGTGACGCATTGTTTTATAAGTATGTCGAACTAATGAGTGATTATGATATAGCCGACTTGATGCAGTATTCAGTAGGAACAGTAAGACACTTCCTTTGCTCTGGTATCATCGAATTATCTGAAGTTATAAATGATAAAAATGTAACAGAAAGTATAGAAAAGTCATGAAATCAAAACGCATTAGTAATATAAAGGTGCTAACATATAACATGTGGAAATAGTTTGATAGGGAACTATGATTTCAAGGCGCTTGTATAAGTGCCTTTTTATTTTACCAGGAAGGAGAATAACAGATGAATGACATCAAGATAACGCAGAAGCCTGTTGCTGATCTAATTCCTTATAGTCGTAATCCTAGAAGGAATGATGAAGCCGTTCCAATGGTGATGAACAGCATCAAGGAGTTTGGTTTTAAGGTTCCTATAGTTGTTGATAAGAATAATATCATCGTATGCGGTCATACAAGGTTTAAAGCAGCGCTAAAGCTAGGGCTTGAGACAGTTCCATGCATAGTAGCCGATGACCTCTCAGACGAGCAGATTAAGGCTTTTAGACTAGCAGATAACAAGGTATCAGAGAGAGCTGAATGGGATTTTGAAATCCTAAGCGGTGAACTTGATGACATTATCAATATAGACATGGATTCGTTTGGGTTTGAGTCAATTGATTTTGAAGAACCTGAGGAAGACGATTCTGAAAAGGTTAATGAAAGAGAAAGAACAGGAAACGCATATAACCTTGATGAATATGATGAACTTAGAGCAATAGGATTCTATCAGATGCCTACACTTGAAAGAATTGACTATGTTCCGGATGATCTTGTTGGCTTCAATTATGTATTGAATTCTGATAGATATGAATCAGGTGTTCACTTCTATATTGATGACTACCAATTTGAAAGAATTTGGGCATCTCCTCAGATGTATGTTGATAAGCTGGCACAGTTTGACTGTATTCTTACTCCTGACTTTTCTCTTTACATGGATATGCCTATGGCCATGAAGATATGGAATGTATACAGAAGCCGTTTAATCGGTCAGATCTATCAGGATAGAGGGCTTAGAGTGATTCCCACTGTATCATGGGCTGAACCAGAAACATTTACTTTTTGTTTTGATGGTATTCCTTCTAACAGTACAATTTCAGTTTCTACTATTGGAGTTAAGCGCAGCAAGGAAGCCACAAAGATATGGACACAGGGCATGGACGAAGCCATGAAGAGGCTGAAGCCTAAGAATGTACTTGTCTATGGTGGTGACATTGGCTATGACTTCAAGGGCGCTAATGTAAAATACTATGACAATCATGTGACAGAAAAAATGAAATTAACGAAAGGAGATAAACGATAAATGAGACTGAATCAATTTAGGTTTGAGTTTAATCGAGTTAATTTTTTTCAATTGTGTGAAGGTGTGTGGATGTATAGAAAGCCTATTGAAATATGGCACGAAAGAACAGATGAATTAATCAGATTTAAGAGTGTTGATGAAGCGCTGGATTATAGCGTTAATGGTGCAAAAGTAAGAGAGATTATTGATAAGATGGAGCATCTTCCTTCAATTGAATTGAAAGGTGGAAGAGGTGCGTCTAGTGATACATCGAATAAAACGTTTAAATTTGGACATGCTAAAACAAGTTGGGAAGGTCAAAAGACCTTGCTCCCTGCTAAAATGAACACAAAAATTAAAACTAAAAGTCCGGAAGATGCTATAGCGTATTTCAATAAAGAACATCAAAATTCAGATCATGAGTGGTCTGTTGAAGTTGATGACCAGGGATTTATCCATCAATACAACGAAGGAAACAAGCATTCCGTTTGGGGAAAAGGTACCAATACATCAAGAAATAGAAAAACAATCATCGTTCATAATCATCCTAGTGGTGGCCATTTCTCTGATACAGATTTATTAAATGCAGCATCTGACCGTAATGCAAATGGTATTATTGCTTCTCCAAGCAAGAAGAATTATTACTATAAATTTGAAAAAGGTTCTCATTTCAAGCCTAATGAGTTTTCTAGAGCAATCAGAAATGCACGAATGAAAGGTAAATCATATGATGATGCAGTAGATAAATGGCTTACTAAGCATGCTAAGAAATTCGGCTATAAGTATAGCAAGGTAAAAAAATAAGCGATAGTAATAAAGGCAGGTGATAGCAATGGCAAAAAGTGAGTTCGCAAACATGACACCAGAAGAAAGAAGAGAGAACGGCCGAAAAGGCGGACTTGCATCTGTCAAGGCAAGAAGAGAAAAGAAGGCAATGAAAGATAATCTTGCATCGCTTCTTTCCATGTCTCTTAAATCAGGTAAGATAGCCGATGTAGACACAATCAAGAACTTTGCTGCATTGAATGGCAAGAATGTGACTGTACAGGATGCAATACTCATTAAACAGGTTCAGAAGGCAATGAAGGGCGATACTAAGGCGGCGGAATTCATTAGAGACTTGAGCGGTAACAAGCCTGGTAGCAGTCTTGACATCAAGTCAAATGGACAGATAGTAATTATAGATGACATCGAATAAAGCAAAGCTTTCTGACATTATAGGCCCAGCGTTCTATGATCTTCATAAATACGTTAAGACTAATGCATATACACATTACTGGCTTAAGGGTGGGCGTGGTTCCTTAAAATCTTCTTTCATTGGCACAGAGATTCCTTTAGGGATTATGAGAGATGCGAAGCGTGGTGTAATGAGTAATGCCGTTGTTATCAGACGTGTAAAGGACACTTTAAGGGGTTCAGTCTATGAACAGATTAAGTGGGGCATATTCATGCTGAAGGCTGAAGAAGATTGGGACATACCTGAATCTAAGTTACAGATGACATACAGACCGACAGGACAACAGATAATATTCAAAGGTGCTGACAATCCAAAGAAGTTGAAATCTATCAAGGTGTTTGTCGGCTATGTTAAATACGTATGGTATGAAGAATGTGACGAATTCGAAACATATGACAAGATAACCAATATTAATCAGTCTCTTTTACGTGGTGGACATGAGTATTGTGTTTTTTATTCTTTCAACCCTCCTGAAAGCCAAAGAAATTGGTGCAACAGGCAAGTTCTAGTAAAAAGAGATGACACATATGTTTCTCACACAACTTACTTACAGGCACCTCCTGAATGGCTTGGGGAGCAGTTTCTAATTGAAGCCAACCACATGAAGGAGACAAAGCCTGATAAGTATAGGCATGACTATCTAGGTGAGGTAACCGGTACAGGTAGTGAGGTTTTCACTAACCTCGATATACGTGAGATAACCGACGAAGAAATACAGGTATTCGATAGATTAAAAAACGGATTGGACTTTGGTTATGCTGGTGACCCATTAGCATATGTCAAAGCAAACTATGACAAGACGCGCAGGCGTCTTTTTATTTTTGGCGAAGTATACGGCACTAGACTATCCAATGCCAAGGCCGTGAAACTCATAAAAGAGATTAACCCACTCAATAAGCTAGTCACTGCCGATTCAGCTGAACCAAGAACCATTAATGAATTCAAGTTATTAGGTCTCAATATCATCGGTGCAAAGAAAGGCGCTGACAGTGTAGACAATGGAATAAAGTTCCTTCAGGACCTAGACAAGATAATTATAGATCCTGTTAGATGCCCCAATGCTGCACGTGAATTCAATGACTATGAAATTGAAATGGATAGAGACGGCAACCTTAGAGGGGACTTCCCCGACAGAAACAACCACACTATAGATGCGGTTAGATATGCTATAGAAAATGAAATCCTTATGAAGAAGGCAAGAGCAGGAAAGAGGAGATTTTAAAAGATGTATTATACTTTCACGATTCCACGAGAAAAATTCGACGAGACAAACATAGACAGAAGCATGATCCTTCGTCTCATTAGTAAGCATTATAGTATTCGTGCTCCTGAGATATTGAAGAATGTCGGCTATTACTTTGGTAAGCATGCCATCATGAACAGGAAAAAGAAGTTCAAGAACCAGCCGAATAATAAGATCATGGTAAACCACGCTAAAGATATATCAGATACAGCAACAGGCTATTTTCTTTCAAACCCTATCACATTCAAGAAGAATACAGAAGACGGCAATATTGACAAGCTTACAGGTGCATTTGTTGATGCTGAAACAGATGATACAGATTCATGTAATGCTATCAATATGTCACGTGCTGGTGTCGCTTATGAGTATGTTTACTTATGTGAGCATGAAAGCAAGCTGATGACCAAGACACTTGACCCATTGTCAACGTTCAAGGTTTTTGATGCCTCAATTGAGCAGCATGAACTATTCAGCGTTTATTATTCGATTGAAAAAGATGATTCTACTGACAGGTTCAATATCATTGCGACAGTTACAAGTGAGAACTATGTCACAAGAATCGGAATCACATGCAATGAGGAATTCGAAAAAGGCGAGTTTTCAGAACTAGGTGAGCCTTACCAACATTTCTTAGGTGAGGACCCTATCATTGAATATAGAAACAACATGGACTGCATTGGAGACTATGAACAGCAGATTTCTCTGATTGATGCATACAATACATTATGCTCTGACAGAATCAACGATAAGGAGCAGTTCATTGACGCAGTGCTTGTTGTCTATGGCGCTCTTTTAGGTGATGACGATGAAGAAGCAACAAAAGCGCTCCAGGCTATCCGTAAGAATGGAGTTATGGAACTTCCTAGTGATGCACGCTCTGAATATCTGACTAGAACATTTGACGAGAATGCGGTGGAAACACTCAAGCGTTCAATAAAGGAAGATATCTATTCACTTTCTCACGTTCCTAATCTGACAGATGAAAACTTTGCTGGCAACAGTTCAGGCATTGCCATTCAATATAAGCTTCTAGCCCTTGAGACCCTCACCAAGACAAAAGAGAGATATTACAAGAAAGGGCTTAAAAAGCGTATAAGAATGTTCTGTACTTACCTCAATCTAAAGGCGATTGCTGCTGATCAGTCAATGATTGAGCCTGTATTTACAAGAGGATTACCACAGAACCGTCTTGAATTATCACAGATTATTGCGAATCTTAAAGGTGTTGTATCAACTAAGACACTTCTTGCACTTCTTGACTTTGTTTCAAATGTTGATGATGAAATGAAAGAAGTCAAGAAAGAAAAACAGGAAGCACTTGAAACACAGAAGCAGTTATTTGATACCGAAAATCAGAATACTCCTCCAGAAGATGAAGAAGAAACAGATGATCACAAGGAAGATGGTAATAATGATGATGACAAAGACAAGGAATAATAGTGCTCTGTTATGACTAACATCAAAAACATAAAGTACTGGGAGATGCGAGAAGCAAGGAACATGTACAAGGATATGCAGTTGGCTGAGGACTGCGCCAAAGAGTTGAGCGTAATCTATAGCAAGGCTGCAATCTACACTGCCAAACAGATTGAGGGAATATTCAATAGATTCGCTTCAAAACATCATCTGACAAGAGACGAGGCTATTAATCTTCTTTCAGAGGCTGACAGCAGAAATTTCGAAAAACTGCTTGAAGCATACAAGAATAAGACAGGCGCCCAAAAAAGAGAGGTACTAGCAGAATTGGAAGCCCCAGCATACAAGAACCGTATGAAGAGGCTTGATGATATTAACAAGTCAATTAATAAGCTGATTAATGCCATTGCATCCAAGGAAAGAGATGCCATAGGGAAGACAATGCGACAGGTCTATGAAAGCAGTTATCACCATGCAGTATATGAAGCTGCAAGAATGAGTGGTCTAGATCTTCAGACAGGCCCTATTGATGAAGGTGCTCTTGAAACCATTCTGAAAAAGAAATGGTCAGGTCAGAACTATTCCGAAAGAGTATGGAACAATACTCAGAAGGTCGCTGATTCATTAAAAGAGGAACTCATGATAGGAGCCCTCACAGGAAAGACAGAGAAGGAAATGACCGACTCAATCAACGAACAGTTCTTATCAGGCAGAAATAAAGCTAGAAAACTTGTGAGAACCGAATCATCATACATTCACAATGAGGCGCACTTCCAGGCTTACAAGGATTATGGCATAGAGGAGTATAGATTTGTTGCAACACTAGACCTTAGAACGTCCCAAATTTGCCGTGAGAGAGACGGAAGTGTATACAGGGTGAATGATAAGAAGATAGGTGTAAACGCCCCTCCAATGCACCCATGGTGCCGTTCTACAACTATTATGAATCTTGACGATGAAACTATGCATAATCTAGAAAGATTTGCTAGAGACCCTGTCACAGGTGAAAGAATGAAGGTTCCAGCAGATGAGACTTATAAAGAATGGCATAAAAGAATGGTTGAAAAGCATGGTGCTGAAGCAATTAATACTGCTGAGAAGTCAGCTAAGAATTATTCTAGAGATAAGATTCAGTACCAAAATTACTGCAATGTTCTTGGAAGCAAGTTAGTTCCTGGTTCATTAGAAAAGTTTCAGGAAGTAAAATATGGCAATAAGATCCAGTGGAATGATTTAAAGTATAAATTCAGGACAGTGAATCGTTATAAAACAGACTATGGTAAAGTCGATGCTGAAACGATTCTAGAACTAGATAAAGAAGCCCTTACTGCAAAAGACGAATATATGACAACCAAAGCAGGAAGAGGAAATGTTGCTTCAATGAAAATTGGTGATGATATATATATTGCTTCAAGCCAAATTTCAAAAGTATCTGACTCTAATTATTTGAATTATAAAGGAGAAAAATCAAAATTAATTTTATCGCCTGATAATGCCAGATTGACGCCTCATTTAAAAACAGTTCCATATAAGGGACACGAGGGCGAATATTCTAGAGATGTCGATACAGAATATAAGTTTTTTGAATATATTTATGACAAAATTTTAAAAGGAGAATTAAAAAATCAAGAAATTTTCATCTTATCTCAAAAAAGCATGTGTTTTAGCTGTGATTCAGTTTATAATGAACTTGTAAACAAGAAAGAAGTTATAGATGCAAACATCAAAATAAATGTTGTATCTGGGAAAAATAACAAATTATGGGATTATAGAAATTACAAAACCGATGCATTAAACAATATTAAAAAGAGGGTGAAAAAATGAGCGAATATTCTGATTTTAAACATGACTTTAGGACGGATTATGAAACCGGGGATCAATCACGAGGGATGTTCCATCTTGATGACTTAGGGCCTTCTTTTCAAGGTGACCCGATGTTTGCTTTGCGTGTTTCATTAGCTTTAGCAACTATAGAAGCAGAATTATATCCTACACTTAACGATGGAGTAAACTATATGTTTTATCATACTTATGAGAACATAGACAGGATTGTTGTAGGGGTGCACGTTGAAACACAGGAAGAATTGGATGAAATGAAGCGTGATAGAGATTTTGTACTTAATTCAGGCAAACTTGATTATGAAGATGCCTTTAGAGACGAAATGAATAAAAAGGAATAATGAAATATGGCAAGAGATGATTATCATGTAATTGTTTATCAGATTCTATCCTACCTGTATATGCAGCTAAAGCAAGGGAAGGATATTGATGCATCACTCATAAGACATGACAGTAAATATCTGCAGATCAACAGAAAGTACTGGACTTATGTCATTGTGAATCTGTTGAATGATGGATATATCAGTGGGATAGTAATTGACCAGGATATAGATGAAAACATAGATATATACAACCTTGATAAATGTGAGATTACACCAAAAGGCATAGAATACCTTACTGATAATTCAACTATTGAAAAAGCCAAGAGATTTATGAAAGACTTGAAAGACATACTACCGTTCGTATAAGCCGACTATATCTAGTCGGTTTTTATTTTGCCCAATTTCAAGAAAGGAGAACCATATGGCTGAAGGATTGAAACCACATCATCATCAGTACTTCGAGTATGATTGTAAAAGTCATTTTGACAGCCGTAGGCACGTCATTGTCAAGAAGGTGACATATATGTGCATGATATGCGGAAAACTCTCACACGAGACATATGAAGAGTACTGTCCGCCTCCCAAGGAAAGAAAACCTAAAGCACTGATGAAATACAGAAGCAGACAGAAGAGCGTTTAGATGTTCTTCTTTTTTTCTGTCTGTCCATAACGTGCATATGACATTAAAAGGTGCATGGATATAACAGTCATACGGACTATAAACGGAGGAATTAAAGTATGGAATACATTAAGAATATGATGCCTTTGAATCTTCAGCTTTTTGCGGAAGAAGGGGAAGAAGATAATGGCGACGAAGGGAATCCCGATAATGCGCAGTCAGGTGAACCGGAAGATGATAAAGCCAAAGTAACAACCCTCACAGAAGACGATGTGGACAGAATTGTCCAGAAGAGACTTGCCCGTGCAAGAAAGAAGTGGGATAAGGATCATACGGAAGCCGAAAGGCTTCAAAAGATGACAGATGATGAAAAGAAGCAGTATGAGGAAGACAAGAGAAAAGAAGATCTTGACAATAGAGAAGCAGCAATTACTCGTAGAGAACTGACTGCAGTTGCCAAGGAACAGCTTAATGCTGCAGGAGTTCCAGCAGACATGGCTGATTTCATTGACTACACTGATGCTGATTCCGTAAATGAATCTGTCAAAAGACTCTCTAAAGCATTCAAGGGAGCAGTTCAGCAGTCTGTTGATGAACGATTAAAAGGGAAAGCACCCTTAGACAAGGCAAGAAACAATGTATTGACTGCTGAAGAAGAGAATGCAAGAAAGGCATTCGCGAATGCACTTAAATTTTAGAAAAGAGGTATAGAACATGGCAATTAACACATTACAGTATTCAACTATTTTTCAGACTGAATTAGATAAACAGATGGAGCATCTCACTCTTACATCATGGATGGATGCCAATGCCGGACAGATTAAGTATGACGGTGGTGCAGAGGTAAAAATCCCTAAGATGTCATTAGTGGGCTTAGGTGACTATAACAGAGATGAAGGATATAAACAGGGTGCTGTCACTCTTGAATATGAAACATTCAAAATGACACAGGACCGTGGAAGAAAGTTCCTTCTTGATGCAATGGATGTGAACGAAACCAATTTCGTTGCATCTGCTGGCACTGTCATGGGAGAATTCCAGCGTTTACATGTTGCCCCTGAAGTCGATGCTTACCGTATTTCTAAGGTTGTTTCTGATGTTACAGCAAAGAAATCAGCAAACATCCTAACAACTGCATTGACTGAACAGAATATTCTTTCTGAATTAGAAAAGGCAGCGGATACTATCCGTGATAAAGGATATCAGGGCGATATCATCTGTCATATTACATATGATACTTTAAGATTATTAAAGGAAAAGATGGTAAACAGCAACCTTACATCAGGTAAATTAACTATTGGAAATATCACATTAGACATCTATAAGCTTGATGAAATCACATTCATTCCTACACCAAAGAACAGAATGTATTCAGCTATCAAGGTTGATGCTGGAGCAACAAAAGACGCAGGTGGATATACAAAGGGTGAAACTGCTAAGAATGTAAACTTCTTAATGGCGCCAATCAATAGTGTTATCGGTGTTACTAAGCAGGACAAGACAAGAGTATTTGACCCTGATACTAACCAGGATGCAAACGCTTGGCAGATTGACTATAGAAGATATCATGACTGCTGGGAAAAGGACAACATGCTTGACCTAATCATTGCTAACGTCTCAGCTGATGCATAATGATCATTGTAAAAAGAATCAACGTTGAAAGAGTCATCCATGAGGATGACCTTCAGCGTTATACTGAACAGGGATATCGTGTCATTGAAGACAAGAAGAATGATGAAGATACTCCTGTAGAAAATACAGAAGTGACAGACCTCAACGATATGACTGTTGACCAGTTAAAGACTATTGCAAAGGAAAAGGGCGTTAGCGGATATTCTAGTCTTGTTAAAAAGGAATTGGTCGCAGTTCTCACAAAGATGCAGGAGGAATAATCTATGGATCTAGTTGGGATTGTTGCTGAAAGAACGGGAATAAGTCAAGGTCGTGCAAAAATCTATGTTGATATGGCAAAACAGCGTGCTCTAGCGCATACCAACCGTACTGTATACATCACTGCAATGGATTTCTGTGTGGCTGATCTAGCATGTGCCATGTACTTCAGAGAGGGCATGGTGGGAGAATCATCACACTCAGAAGGTGGCATAACATCTACTTTTCAGTCTTCCACTTTTGAAGATATTCTCTCAACTCTCAACAACTTGAGACTGATTCGTGCAGGAGGAATCGTTCACGAAAAGAAGCCTGAGGGGAACCAATGAGACTTTCAGCGCTTAAGAACTATCCTGTATATGAACCTGTCATCGAAAAGGACGGCGAAGGTGTCACTACTGAAAAGTGGATCAAGAAAAAATCAATGCTTCTTGAGATATGGCCTGCATCCGGTAAGTTACAGGCTGAAATGTATGGGGAGAGACTGAACTACATTCTTAATATGATTCTTCCTAAGAATTTGGATAATGATTTCAGACCCACTGAAAAGTGGGGAGTGAATGTCTATAATCAGTCAATTGATGAACCGGATTACAGAATCATCAGCATGAAGGAATATAACAGGCACTACCTCTTTGAACTGGAGAAGATTATTAAATGAGTCTCAATGGTGCTAATGAATTATTCAGAAAACTTCGCGCTATAGATGCAGTACTTGAGAATCCTGAACAGGTTCTTGGAAAGGCTGCGGAAACCATAAGAAGTGGATGCGTGCTTGAATGTCCTGTTAATGATGGTGCATTAAGAAACTCGATTAAGACACGTGTTGAAGGCGACAAGGGATATGTTTATACAAATAAGGCATATGCTCAATATGTCGAATTCGGAACAGGTCGAAAAGGTGCTGCAGACCATTCTGGAATATCTCCATACGCAAATCCATCTTACACTATGGAGCCTTGGTGGATTCCGGAAGATAAGCTATCAGACAGCGCGATAAAACATTACCATTGGGTAGTCATTGAGGTTGATGGTAAGAGATATTACAAGTCGGACGGACAGGCTGCACAGCCATTCATGTATCAGGGAGCAAAAAAGACTGAAAAGAAAGCAGTAAAAGAGGCTGGTATTGTAATCAGCCAGTTAATCGAAAAGGATTAGGAACTTATGATCAACATTAAAGATAAAGTATATAAGGCTCTGACAGATGAAGGCCTTGAAGTCACTGATATCTATCCTAAGGATTGGGCTAATCTTCCAGCGGTTCAGTACGTTGAGGAAGATAATAGCGTATCGGAATGGACGGATGATAAGGAGCAGATATCACATGTCCTTTACAGAATCGAAATCTGGGATACTAAGAGTACATCGGTTACAGCCTTGAAAGTTGATAAGGCATTATCAGCAATGGGGCTAAAGAGAGTATTATGCAAAGATATTGATGATGCATCAGGACTTAGACACAAGAAAATGAGTTATGAAGCATATTATGATAGTGAATACATCTACCATGGTATGTAACTGATAAGGAGGAATTATATAATGCTAGCAAATGGCGCTAAATTATCTTATGACAAGACAAACAAGGGGACTTCTTATACTGACCTTCCAGGTTTGAAGAAGATTCCTGAAATGGGTATTGAAAAAGAAAAAGTTGAAAACTCTTCACTTGATAATGCAGTTAAGGTCTATGAGTTTGGTATCGGAGACCCTGGAGACCTTGAATATACATTCAAGTATGACAACAGCAAGCCAGCATCTTCATACAGATTAATGAGGGAGCTAGAAAAAACAGGAGCTACCGCAATGTTCAAGGAAACATTGAAGGACGGTACTACAACTACATTCTCAGGACAGGTCACTGTTAAAAGATCGGGCGGTGGTGTCAATGATGCTATTGAATTCACTGTTTCAATCGCATTACAATCTGAACTCACTGTTACTGACCCAACAGACGTAGCAGCATAGAAAGGAAGATATAGATAAATGGCAGTAAAAGCAAAAAGAAAACCCTTCATCATTTGGAAGATTGGGGAAGAAGAATATAAATTGAAACTAACAACAGGAGAAATCTCAAGACTAGAACAGATGTATGGGGGAAGTCTTATCAACCTTCTTAATACAGAAACAGGCATGACACCATTATGCACTATGCTGGACATCGTTCATGGTGGTCTTCAGAAATTCAACAGTAACATCGACAGAAGCGATGTGAATGATATGTTTGATAGATACATTGATGAAGGTGGCTCACAGACAGAGTTCCTTAGTGATGTTCTTGTTCCATTGTTTCAGGTATCGGGTTTTTTCTCTGGGGCTCTCGAAACGAAAATGGAAAAGGAAATGGCGGAAGCCAAGAAGAATCTCTAGAAGATATCCTGATTACAGATTACATATACAAGGCGGTCTATGATCCAGCGCTTGATGCTGGAGTAGACCCCTTTTCATTTTGGAATTATTCGTTAGATGAGCTATACGATATTATTTCAGCGCATGAAAGAAAGAAAAAAGAAATGGTGCGACAGGAAGCGATATCTCTTCAGATACAGGCCCTTCAGATAAGGGATTGTATTTCTGCTGTCCTTAATGGCAAGGATGATTCATTCACTCCTACACAATTGTGGGACTTCTATCCTTCACTTTTTGAAGAGGATAGGAAAGAGTTTGAAAAAGAGAAGGAAAGAAAAGAGGTCGCAAGCGCTAGATCTTCTCGTATTGCCTTCAGTAGAAGACATAATGAAGCATTAAGAAAAAGAAAGGCGGTGATGCAGAATGACGGTAGAGGAACTGCAGATAGTAATATCTGCTCAGACGAAATCAGCGAAATCAGAACTGAACAGCGTGAAGAATGAAGTCACCAGCCTAAAGAATCATGTTGATAAGGTTACAGGTTCAATTGGCAATTCATTTAAGAGTATTCGCAATATTGTGGCGGGTCTTGGTATTGCTTCTCTGATTAAATCAACGATATTAGGTAATATTGATGCTGCAATCAAGAGAGTTGATACTCTTAGCAATTATAGCCGTGTGATGTCGAATCTAGGCGTTGGCAGTGTTCAAGCGAATGCATCGATACAGAAACTAAGCAATAAGCTTATTGGACTTCCAACAACCCTAGACGATGCATCAGGCGCAGTACAGAGATTTACATCAGTGAACAGTAACATCTCTAGATCAACAGATATGTTCCTTGCACTAAATAATGCTATTCTAGCCGGCGGTGCAAGTTCCGAGATACAGAAATCAGCCCTAGAACAGTTGTCACAGTCATATGCTAAGGGTAAACCCGATATGTTTGAATGGCGTTCAGCGATGACCGCAATGCCTGCACAGATGAAACAGGTGGCTGAGGCCATGGGTTTTGTCAATGCTTCTGCACTAGGCGAGGCATTAAGAAATGGAACTGTATCAATGGACCAGTTCATGAATACTCTTATGCAGTTAAACACTCAGGGTATTAACGGCTATCAGTCATTTGAGGAACAGGCAAGAAATGCGACAGGTGGAATTGCTACATCAATCGCTAATATGAGAACAGCCATTGTTAGAGGTATGTCAGATGTAATGAACACAATCGGACAGTCTAATATTGCTGGATTCTTTACCAATATTGCAAAGGCAATTAATTCATGCATCCCATATGTTGTTGCATTCACTAAAGTTGTTATGGTCGCCGTTGGGTATCTGACGGCACTGTTTGGCGGTAAATCAAAGAAGTTAAGTTCTTCCTTTGGTGGTGTGTCCAACAATGCTAAAAAGGCAGCAGGAAACACAGGGACTCTTGCAAAGAATATGAATAATGCTTCCGATAGTTCACAGAAGCTTTCTAAAAGAGCAAGCGGAACAGGTAGCGGATTAAAGAAAGCGGCAGGAAATGCTTCTAAACTCAAAAAGGAATTGAACGGAGCTCTTGCTGGATTCGATGCAATCAATAACATCAATTCAAGCAATAGTTCAAGTGATCCATCTTCAGGTGGCTCAGGTGGTTCGGGCGGTGTTGGTGGTTCCGGTGGCATTGGTGATATAGGAAGCATAGGTGCTGATGCGTTTGATACTGGAAGTATGACTGCACCACTCGAAGAAGTAGACAAGCAGTTAGAAGAAATCAAGAAGAAGGTTGCTGAATTCTTTCAGCCTTTAAAGCAGTCATGGGATAAGTTTGGAGCGCCGATGATTGCAGCTGCAGTATATGCATTCAATGGCGTCAAGAACCTTCTTATGGAAATCGGCAAGTCAATGTACACGGTGTGGGAAAACGGCACAGGTGCAAAGACTGTCGAACTGATATTGAAGATATTCACTAACATCTTCAAGATAATTGGCAATATCTCTCAAGGATTGGCCGATGCATGGAACACTGCAGGCCTAGGTGATTCAATCATCCAGCATTTATGGAATATATTTAACTCTATATTGAAGATCATCAATGAGATTCTGAAAATGGTGAGGGATATCACAAAAGCCATTGACTGGACTGTTGTATTAGGTGCAGTGAATGTGGTTCTTGGTATCATTGATGGGCTATTCTCTTTCATAGCAGATAATGTAGGTCTTATTCTTGGCATACTTTCAGCTATTGCGGGATTATCATTATTTTCTACTCTTGCCGGAATTCTTGGCACTGTCATCACACAGATACAGATTGCAGTGGGAGTATTTTCAGGTTGGGCATCACTTGCAACTGCATTGAGCGGTGCGTTCGGAATTCTTCCACAGATATTCGCATCTATTGTAATGGCTGTGAATCCTGTAAATGTCATCATAGGGGCAGTCATTGCTACAGTTGTAGATTTATGGCAGAAGAGTAAGAGTTTCAGAGATGACATAGTAAGCATTCTAGGAAATATCGCCACTATTGTTCAGAAGGTGTTTATGAATATTGTTGCACCTGTTATCAGTACAGTAGCAGGCATCATTAAAGATTTTGTGAATATGGTGCTAAAACCACTGTGGAATGTATGGGAAACAGTTTTTAAGGATATCATGGGAATTGTTAGTGATTTATTAAAATTTGTAACACCGATTTTTAGTACAATTCTTGATATTTTAGGGCCAGTCTTCCAGTTATCACTAACACATCTTCAAGGCACATTTAGAATTGTGTTCGCAGCAATTGGAGGTATTATCCAGGGCGCAGGTGCAGTAATTCACACTGTTGTTGATGGTATCAGAGGATTCTTTAATGGATTAGGAACTTGGATGGAAGGAACTTTCGGTTTCAAATGGAAGAATGTGTTTGAAACGGTTAAGAATGTCGTCAAGGTGTTCAGAGACTACATGGGTCCTATCATCAATTCCGTACAGGTTATTTTCATGGGTCTAGCTAACTTCATCGGTGGCGTGTTCTCAGGCAATTGGAGGAGAGCATGGCTTGGTGTTAAGCAGATATTTGAGGGCATTGTTTCCGGATTAGGACACATCTTCAAGGCTCCATTGAATTTTATGATTGATGGAATTAACAAATTCTTAAGTGGTATCGGCAAGATAAAGATTCCTGATTGGGTTCCTGGTGTCGGTGGAAAAGGATTCTCAATTCCTAGGATTCCTAGACTCGCAAAAGGTGGTATCGTAAGTGCATCCACTATTGCCAATATTGGTGAAGCAGGAACAGAAGCAGTAATACCATTACAGAGAAACACACAGGGACTTGATATGATTGCTGAAAAGATTTCAGAAAGATTATCACTTTCTCAGAATGACGGCACAGGCGCTACCTACGTCATTAAATTGGTACTTGATGATGGCAGAGTAATCACTAAGATGGTGATTGACAATATTAAGGACTATGAAGCACGCACAGGCAAGCCTGTATTTGACTATTAGGAGGTGGAATAAATGGCAGATGAAGCGAAAATCAAGATAAACGGAACACTTATTCCGACTCCTTCAGATATCAGCGTAGAAATCAATGATTTAGATTCGGATAGTGTCAGACCTGTTTCAACAGGCATCTTAAGAAGAAATAGAATACGTTCTAACATGCTTAAGATTACATGTACATATAAGTTGAATACATTCACAGATGTAATGAATATTCTGAAGGTACTCACTCCGGCAGAGTTCACGGCAGAACTCTACATTCCTGATCATGGTATCAGAGGAACCAAGAAGATGTATGCTTCAAATAAGAAGTACAATTATAAGAGAGTGCAGTCTGGTCTAAAGGCAGATTCATTCTCTTTCTCTCTGATTGAGGTGTGATTATATGCTTATAAAATATGGAGAGACAAATGTAACGGACAGACTTCTTGATTATAAGATGTCTGTCTCTTTTGCTGACTGCCGTATGATAGGCAACGTGCCATCAATTGAACTGACAATGAAGTTCGATAATTATGACGGCATTCTTGACAATATCGACATCAGCAAGTACTGGGAAGTCAAGGAGAATGATGCATCTGATACAAGATACTTCAAGGTGTATGATCAGCCGGAGAAGTACACCAAGGAACTTACTCTCAAGATGTATGACAACAACTATTCTCTTGATACAGCATACGATACTAAACTGTCTTATCCTGTCACTATAAAAGACCAGCTAGACGAGATTGAAAGTCTGACTGGTCTTTCTATTATTCGTGAAGGAATACCGCAGTACGTTCTCGATAAGAGCGTATCATGGTACGATAACACGATTGTGATAAGAAACTATCTTGGGTGGATTGCTGAACTGTTTGCAGCAAATGTCTATGCAGAGGGGATTGATTCTATTAGGTTTGTTCCTATTGAAAAGACTGCCTTTGCTGCTACACAGGATTTAACAGACTATGAAAAGAATGAAGTGTATACACTCACAAGAGTATATGCTGAAAATGGTCTCAATCCTCTTTCTAAAGGCGACGAGACAGGAAATACGCTGTTTATTGATTCAACTAATCTATATGCAGATGAACAGAGCATTATTGACAGCATCTATGACAGACTTAAAGGATTGACTTTCAATCAGGTGAAGAATGTCACGATGATATCGATTGATAACCTTCTTCCTGGGGCTCTTGTCAATTATAACAGTAATGAATTCACTTTCTTTGTATCGGATCTAACTGTCAATTACAAGGGTGGACAGTTCTCTATGTCTACAGTTGATGGCAGTGTTACAACAAAGAACGAAGAAAAGACAGTGAAACGTGTATCTAATACAACACGAATCAGAAAACTGCAGGTCCAGCAGGACCAGGAATCATTGAAACTAGATATAATCGCAAAGGAACAGGAAGGCATCAATGACAAGATGGCGCAATTAAGCCTGTCTAATGAGAAGATATCGCTAAGGGTTACAGAAGTTGAAGAAAAGGCTGGAGAAGCAATCAAACAGGCACAGGGTTCAGTTAAGAAGTTTGTTTGCGAGTATGCTAGTTCAACAGATGGAGTTACACCTCCCGAAACAGGGTGGTCAGAGACTGCACCGACATGGCGTCCTGGATTCTATATATGGCAGAGAACAGCCACGACGATCAATAACACTGTCACATACAGTACACCAGTATGTATCACAGGTGCTAAAGGTGAGGATTCTATATTGTTATGTATAGAATCATCAAATGGCACGACATTCAAGAACAGTGATGTGGCAACTATATTTACAGTGAGCGTATATGTGGGTGGAGTTGTGATTGATAACTCTTCTAAGTTGAGAGAAACATTCGGAGATGGTGCATATCTCCAATGGCTCATAAAAAGGCATGGTGAGACAGAATTCAGTAAGATCCCGTTAGATGATTCGAGATTGAATGATAACGGGTTCATGTTCACTATTTCGGCAAAAGATATTAAATTCAAGGCAGTATTCAACTGCGAATTAAACATTTAGGAGGAAAATTATGGCAATCAAAGCGGTCAATCAGATTGACGTTATCGACTTAACCGATGGTTATTCGGTTGTATTAACAAATGACAACTATACATTCTTAGGTACTACTACTTCTGTAAACGGTACACAGACAACTACTACACAGGTAATGGCGCTATGTGGTAGTGAACAGGTTCCTTGCGCTGTAGGAACTATTACATGTCCTACAGGAATCTCAGCAGTGTCTGACGGCAAGTCACCAATGCCAACAATCACAGTTACTGCAACATCTGCATTAACTAAGAGCGGTACTATTACTATCCCTATCGTCGTTGATGGTGATATTACAATTAACAAGACATTCAGTTACTCTATCGCATTCAAGGGTCAGACAGGACAGAATGGTACAAGTGTTACCGTAAGTTCAACTTCTGTAACATACCAGGTTGGTGCAAGTGGAACAACTAAGCCAACAGGGGAATGGAGCGCTACTGTTCCAAACGTACCTAATGGTCAGTTCCTTTGGACTAAGACAGTAGTCAAGTATTCTGATGGCAAATCAACAGAAGCCTATTCAGTCTCTTATAAAGGCACAAATGGTTCAAACGGTTCAAATGGTACAAGCGTTACTGTAAGTTCAACATCAGTTACATACCAGGCAGGCACAAGTGGCACTACTCCTCCAACAGGAACATGGAGTTCAACAGTTCCTAGTGTGGCAAATGGTCAGTATCTATGGACAAAGACTGTTGTTGTATATTCAGATGGTAAGTCTACTGAATCATATTCCGTATCTTACAAAGGAACAAACGGAACGAATGGAAAAGATGGCTTAGACGCTATCACAATGGCGATCACTTCAAGCGGTGGAACAATTTTCAAGAATACCGCTATTGCTACAACTTTAACTGCTCATGTATACAAGGGTGGAGTTGAAGTTACAGGGTCAGCTTTATCTGCATTAGGAACCGTCAAGTGGTACAAGGATGGTGGAACTACTGCAGTAGCAACAGGGGCAACATATACAATCGGTGCCGGCGATATTACAAACAAGGCAACATTCAGCGCACAGTTAGAAGGATAATCATATGATTAAGGCATCGGCTAGCATGACCCTCGTGAGAGTCAATGATGGCGAGGACGGGCAGGGAATTCGCTCAATCACTCCGGAGTATTATCTGTCTGATTCTTCAACACAAATGCCCGATTCAGACAGTGACGGGTGGAAAAGCGTTCCCGATGACTACATTGACAAGCATTATTACTGGGTTAGGTCAAAAATATTATGGGATGATGGAACATATACAACGACCACCCCAGTGCTTGCAAATGACCTAAAGTCAATCATTGATGATTACGACAACAGAATAAACAACATGAACAGTCAGCTGCAGCAGGCAACCAAGGATGCTTCTTCATCTATTGAGCAGACTAAGGCATCCATCTTACAGACTGTATCAGAGAATTATTACAGTGCCTCTGACGGCGCAAACCTTGCTTCTACTGTATCTACTATTCAGCAGACAACAGAAAGCATTCAGATGGGATTTGTAAAGAAAGAAGACTTTAGTTCTCTTTCTGATACTGTATCAAACAATCAGACTCAGCTGAACACTTATATCAGATTCAATGCAGAAGGCATAGAGATAGGTAAACAGGAATCTGAATTCAAAACAAAGCAGACAAACAGCAAGTACTCTATTCTTCAGAACAACGATGAAGTAGCTTATTTTGCGAATAACAGAATGTATAACTCGAATATTGAAGTTTCTAGTTCCTTGAGGATTGGAAACTTCGGATTCATTGTTAATAGCGATGGATCATTGACTTTTAAGAAAGTAGGTGGTGACTGATGGCGACAAGCGCATCATGCAGTGCATCGTTTGGCGGTGGCAATGGTAATGTCACAATGACAATGACACGAACAAGTGTCAATGTTGACGGAAACTATGATTTGTGGACTGCTACACTGACAAAGTACTATAAGTGGAATATTAACTCAAGCGCTACTAAATACGGCTCTATGTGGGCTAATGGCGTACTGTTATGGTCGGGTGGTGTGACTATCGGAGGAAGTGGAACAAAGACACTTGCGACAGTTACAAACATCAAGATTCCTCATGACAGCAATGGGGGAAAACATTTTGATTTCTCATTCTCACAGGAATTGAAAGTAACTCTTTCGGGCAGTTATGTGGGCAGTGTGTCTGCTTCGGGCGGTATTGACTGCGATGTTATTCCGAGAGCGACTAAGCCTTACTGCTCTCCAGCATCCGTATATTTTGGCAACAGTGTGACAATCAAGACGCCTAGAGCATCATCTGATTTCGGACATGTAATATCGTACAGTTATTATGATACGAATGTACAGATTGCTGCTAATCAGTGGAATGATGAATTTAAGTGGACTGTACCGACTTCACTTATCAACAAGATGACTAATGCGTCATATTCATATATGACGTTCAAGGTAGACACATACAATCGTGCTGGCAAATACATAGGCACTAACTACTGTCGATTGGATTTAGTACTTCCATCGGGTTATGAGCCTACTGTAACAGGAATCACATATACAAATGAAGATACTACTATCGCAAATAGATTCGGAGCATCAACAATTATACAAGGTGTTTCGAAAGTCAAATGTAATGTATCTACTTCAACGAAGAATGGTGCTACAATCACTTACTATCAGAATGAAATTGACGGACAGAGCATACCTGGCCCTAACAGTTTCTTTACGACACAGCCACTCAAGTCTTCTGGTACAGTTGTTCTTAAATCAACGGTTACAGATTCGAGAGGTCAGAAGGCTACACTGTCTAAAAACATTAATGTTACAGAGTGGTGGTCACCAGCAGTCAAGAATGTAACTGCACAGCGTTGGAATGTTTCGACTAACAAAGCAGACGATGAAGGTACAGCGGTTAAGATTACTTATTCATTTTCAATTGCACCTGTTGCAAATAAAAATGATAAGTCTGTCATGGTTCAGTATAAAAATGGAGAAACGTGGACCACTCTTGCGACTTACACAGATTCATACAGTGGCGAGAACAAGGTATACATATCATCTGCTGGTAAGTTCAGTACAGATAATGCTTATTCTTTCAGAGTGCTTATTAAGGATTACTTCACAACAGACGGCGTTGCATCTTATGCTGCAATCGCACCATCATTCAAACTCTTGGATTTTTCTGCTGATGGTCGAGGAATCGGAGTTGGATGTAAGGCTGAAAGCGGTAAATTGAAGGTTGATATGCCTCTTGAAGCACAGTCCTATAACGGTTATGCCTTTGATTTCGACACCGAAAATCAGATTGATACATGGATTCCTGTATTGACAAATAAGAAGATACAGCATAAAGATGTCGGTTGGTCAAACTGGATTTCGTGTGGAACTAACGGATGCGGTGTCAAACTGCAGTACAGATATAACAGCGCATTTAAGTTATGCGAATTGAAATGGGACGGGCTCATAAATGCAATAATCGGTGGGAACACGATGGGGTATATGTGGGAGGACTTTCCAAATGATAAAGCACCTAACCATAATCTTTTTATCCCTGTTCCAAATGGTGCTTCTGATGCTGGATTAGTCATTAGATTCTATCCAAGGACTAATGATATGACGGCAAACCATTTCACTCTGACATCAATCAGAAACAACATCAACAACCAATATATCTGCGGTACATTCGTGTACTGCTATGCTTAAGGAGAAGAAAATATGAAATTATATGACACATCATTAAAATACATGGATGCGATTAACGCAATCGGAGGCACTATTGTAGCAGTATTGACTGCTGCATTAGGCACACATTGGTTTTTATTTGTGGGTTTTTTAACATTAAACATCATTGACTACATCACAGGAATTAGAAAATCTAGATTAACAGGCAAAGAAAATTCCGCTAAAGGAGTCAGAGGTGTATGGAAGAAACTAGGCTATTGGTTAATGGTGCTAGTAGCATTCCTTGCATCAGCAATTTTCATCGAGATCGGTCAGACTATCAATGTTGATCTAACAATTACTACATACGTAGGTTGGTTTACTTTAGCATCACTTATTATTAATGAGTTACGCAGCATCATTGAGAACTTCGTGGAAGCCGGAGACAATGTACCATCAGTTTTAACAAAAGGACTAGAAGTAGCAGAAAATGCTATTAACAAAGGAGAATAAAACATGGAATTACAAGACACAGTAGAACTAATGAACAGTGCTGAATATAAAGACAGATTTAAAGCAGAATACTGGCAGGCTAAAATCAGATATGACAAGTTAGATGATATGACTGTCAAATACGAGGCACGTACTTTGACATTCATTCCTAGATGTTCGCTTGAGTTACTCAAGGAGCAAAAGAAGCATTTAGGAAATTATATTCGCACTCTTAAGATTAGAGCGGAAATCGAAGGAATTGAATTATAAGAAAGAAGGTATAAAGTATGATTATTAACGTACATGGTGGACATAGTTTAAAATGTCGCGGAGCAAGTGGTTTATTAGATGAAGTCAATGAAGACAGAAAAGTTAAAAATAAAGTCATTGAGTTGTTAAGAGCAAACGGACATACAGTATATGACTGTACTGATGATAATGGAAAAGACCAGAATTCTAACCTAAAAGCAATTGTAAACAAGTGTAATGATCATAAGGTTGACTTAGATGTCTCTATTCATCTCAACGCTGGAGGCGGAACAGGTACAGAGGTATATGTCTATAGCGACAACTCAAAAGCCAAAGATGAAGCTGAAAGAATCGTCAAGAATATTTCTAACACTCTAGGCATTAGAAACAGAGGTGTTAAAACATCTACTAAGTTATATGTGTTGAGAAAGACTAATTCTCCAGCACTACTTGTTGAGTGCTGCTTTGTTGACAACGCTATTGATAAAGTGAAATGGAACGCTGACAAGTGCGCAAAGGCAATTGTAGAGGGTATCTTAAATAAGAGTGTTAATGAACACGTTGAAACTCCTACACCTAAGCCACAGAGCAATGCATCTAATGCTTTAGGTACTTATATGATTACTGCTAGTGATTTAAGCGTCAGAACAGGACCAGGGGCTAACTGTAGAAGAAAGACATATGAGGAATTAACTAAGAACGCTAAGGCTCACGATTACGATAAGGACGGATGTCTTAATTACGGTACTCGTGTCACTGTATCTCAATTCGATGGAGATTGGGCAAAGATTCCTAGTGGATGGGTTGCGAGAAAGTATTTGAAAAAAGTCTAA